TAAGCTCCGCGATCCGTCCAGCTGCAGTCGCTTCTGCCGCTTCATCAAAAGGATTAATTGTGTCAAAGAATTTTTCTACACCTGCTGCAGTATTTGTATTTAAACCTAAATCAATTAAGTTTGCTCCTAAAGAAAAAAATCCTTCAGGTATTTTAAATACACCTGATGCTATACCTGATAATGTAGATCTAATAACACCGATATCATCATCTCCACTACTTGAAGAATCGTCTACGATAAATCCTGAGTCTTTTAAACTTGCCATAGATTATATTCTCCTTATGTTATAAATAAATTGGGAACTTCTGTAACACTATCTCCTACTCTCTCAACAAGCATTTTTCCACCTTTGTAAGTTACAATGTTTATACCAACATCAAATTCAGTAGCATCTAATACAGCTACTTCATTTTTATTTTTTTTAGTAAAGTTTTTAATATTAATTTGTTTACCTGGCATTTGAATACTTAATACACCTTTAATAGTTTGAGGATCCATTCTACCTTTTTTACCTTTAAATACATTTTCTGAATAGAAAGTTAAAGCTTCACCAAAGTCCATACCTTTAATATCTTTAGCAGCTTTTTGAGCATCTAATGTATAATCAACTCCAAATTTAGTTTTCTCTAACATCATCTCCATGTTTTCTTTAGATCTCTTACCGGCGATGTAATCATTAATAGCTAGACTTGCTGCAGCTTGATTAATTTTTTCTGTTCTACTAGGGCCAGCCATAGCTTCTGCACCAATGTATTGTTGGAATTTTTCACCTACAGTATTACCACCTGAACCTGCAAATCTTAATAACATATCTGATACATCTTTACCTCTAGCTTCACCTTCACCTAATAGTTCTGCAAACAATGCTTTATCTTTTGCTACTTGTTCTTTCATAGTTAATTCTTTTGGTTCTTCAACTACATTAGATTTGTCATAAAATGCTTCACCACTACCTAAATTAGTTTCTCCTCCACCTGGAGGTCCTTTTATGCCTGTTGGTGCCTTTGGAGTTAAATCTGTTTCAGCTGCACCTTTATTAAAAGGATTAATAGAAACTTTTGAAGGATCATAAAGAGGATGTTCTTTTCTAGGTCCATGTTTACCTGGATCATATCTCCAAAAGTTATTAGGGTTTGCAGATTCATCAAGATTTCTTTTAAATTTTTTCTGCATAGTAGACTCAGTGTCTCCAAACATTGGAAATATATTATCCATTCTAGTAATATTGTATTTTTCATCTACGGGAGTTGGTGTACCTGCACCATAAATACCTGTTGCTGTAGTTAAAAGAGGAAATCTACTTGCTGTTCCAATAGCTAAACCTTTACCATATTTAGCAGCTTTAGGACCATATTTTTTAAGTGCATCCATTATTCCTTTTTCACTAAATTTTTTAGATTTTAAAAAACTTTTAGATTTATTAAATAAATTTTTTGTTTTACTTGTACCACTTTTAACTTTTTCTTTTGCTTTTTCTACTACTGATGCTCCTGTAGTACCTGTAGTACCTGTACTACCTGTAGTAACTCCTTTATTAAATATTTTATTATATATATCACTAGGTATAGTAGACATAGAAATACCAGCATATCCACCTGGCTCATCTACTAATCCTCTTTTAGGTTTACTAGTTAAACCACTAGCAATACCTTTTCCATAGCTAGAAACTTTACCACCACCTCTAAACATTGGTCTATTTAAAATTCTACTCATTATCCGAACAGTCCTAATTTGCCCATAATACCCGCGCCACCTGCTGCTCCTGTTAAGAAGTTAGTCATAGGACTAGCTGGTGCTGCTGGAGGTGCATAACCTACAGTTTGCGAAGCAAAGGCTCCTGGTTGTATTTGTGCTAGTTGTTGTCCAACTAAACCTAATCTTGTAAAGTCTTCAAACTCTGCTTCTCTATTTGCAATTTGTGTTGCATCTAATTTAGCTTGTTCGAAACCTTGTTGTGCTTGACCCAATGCTTGTTGGTATTGACCTAAACCTTGTTGAGCAGTTAAGTCTGCACCTCTTGCTGCTTGTGCTTGATTGAAACCTTGATTTAATAATTGTGCTTGAAGACTGGCTCTGTTCATTTGATTGTTTCTCATAGCTTCAGCTTGCATAACACCTTCTCTACCACCACCATAAGCACCTCTAGATATAGCTGCATCTCTTAAACCTGTTTGTTGTACTGCTGCGTTTCTATCAAACTCTGCTAATGACGCATCAATAACTTGTTGTTGATAAGGCGACATGTAAGAAGCAATAGAACCAGCAACATCCGCGCCCCCCGCTCCTGTACCCGTTAATGCACCTAAACCAGCCGCGGCTGTTTCTGGTGCTGTCTGTAAAGCATTTCTTGCTGCAACTTGTGGAGCATAACTTGCTGTGTTAATTGCTTGTCCACCAAGTGGATCTAATTTTTTAAGGAACGCTGTAAGCGAACCTTCTAATGTTGGGTTTACAAGTTGCCTTGTTTCTGTTACTGCCATTATGCTCTAGCCTCCAAACTATTCATTAAATCATACATACGTTCTGCTCCTTTATTTACACTACCACCACCGGCAGCTCTAACAGCATCGGCTGTCATTACAAATTCATTTTTACTTACTCTTGCTGGAACGTCGTCTGCTCGTTCCTTAGATCCCATAGGTATCATTCCTCCACCTCTATAATCCATTTCCATACCTTGAGGTAATACACTTCCACCCATGTTATAACCCATTATACCACCTTGTGCAGCCATTTGTGTAACAGACTCTTCTGTTATACTTTCTGACATTGGCATTGGTATTCCAAACTCTTTATAAAAATCTGATTGTATTTCTAATATTTTATCTTGATCTCCTGCGTTTATTGCTTCTTCTAACAACATATAAAAATCTTGTTGTCTACTAGCTACTAAATCACTTTTTTCTTCTACATTACCAATAGCTTCTTCAATTCCACCAAAGTCTGGTTTAGTAAAACTTGCCTCTGCAAAAATATCTGTAATACCACCACCTCCTGCATAACCTACTCTACCACCATTTCTTAAACCTAACTCTGCTAATGTACTTTCAATTAATTCTTCTGGATGGTTGTAAGCTCTCATAGCTGACAAGATGGCTGCTCTTCTACCTTCGTCAGTTCCTAAAGAACCTTGTTCTAAATTGTAATCTGCTAAAGCTTGTTCATACGCTTTCATTGCTTCAGCTGCTTCGTATCTCATACCTTCAGCAGTACCCATTGAAAAAGGTAATGCGCCTGCACTAATTATATTTTTCATTGTTAATTTTTTTCCACCTGGTCTTAATATATCTCCTGCTTCTCCAACAAATTCTGAACCTCTAGCTAATCCTTCTAAACCAAAGTTTTTAGCCTTATCTAAAAAACTTAAATTACTTGTATCAAACCCACCTTTTAAAGCATCTGAATATACTCCTGGAGCTATTTCTGTTCCTGTTGCTGGTATACCTTGATTTTTCATTCCTCTAAATCCTTTAGCTGCACCTTCAGCTCCCATTGCACCTTGTAAACTTGCAAGTCCTAAAGACATTGCATTAAGATCTCCTTCATTACCTTCTTGCGCTAATTGAGATAAAGCATTAATACCACCACTAGCTATTGCTCTTGATATCATAGGGTTAGATAAAATACCAGAAGTCGCCCCAAACGTCATTCCAGCTGGTAACATATAAGGTGCAAATGCGGCAGCGTAAGGAAGTAAAGGTTTTATTTCATTAGGTACTATTTTGTCTAATACCTTTGATACTGGTTTAAATATTTTTTTAAAGAATCCCATATTTTATTTATATTATATTGTTGAAAAGCAAGTTCGCAAGACTTGTATATAGGCGATTGTACCACAATTTACTAGAGTTTTCATGTCTAGTCAACTAACTTACATCTTACTAGACCCACCAAGAGGAGGCATTTCTGCTATTTTTATCTCAACGTCTCTCTTAATATGATCTTTAGTAGTGCTTGTATGTGGGCTGTTAATATCATCTTCTGCTTCTTTTTCTGAAAGATACTCTCTTCCAGTTTCTTTATGTGTAATAGTTAGTATTACTTCAGGAGTAATTACTGGTATCATTTTACCATCTATTTGTTTTTCGTATATTTTTTTAGATTCTTGTTTGACAAATGGCATTATAAGTCCTCTCTGTTTATTTCTAATACTGATACAACAATGTCAGCTGCACCACTAGTTACGTTTATTTTTAATATTTCACTTTCTTCCATAATTAAAGGTTCACTAAAAACTTGTTCTTTTTGATTGGCAGCTAAGTTTACATCATTATCTATTACAAATGCTGTGCCACTAGAATCAGTCAAAGTTACTTTAGCAATTGCTGCACCACCTGCATCTTCAGACACTAAAAGAGATTTAACAATAGCTCTTGAGTTTGCAGGCACTGTATAAAGAGTGTTAACTCCAGAAGAAGTTAAACTTAATTTAGAATTTTTATATATATTTGCCATTTAATTTACAAACCAAGTAAATCTTTCTTGATCTTCTTTTAATTGTGTTAGGTATGTAGCATTTAATTGTTCTACAATCAAACTGATAGATCTGTTAATTTGTCTTTGATTGTCCTCACTATATTCTTTTCTAGGTTCTGGTAGTCTTACTACTATTTTTGTCATTATCCTCTCCTTCCATCGGGTTGTATATCTACTTGAAATGTACCAAATCTCCAAGATTCACCAGCTGCGGTATTGGCTAGTTTTAAATTTGCATATCTTCCTCTAGCTCGTGTATCAACTTTGGTAGTAGATGAGGTAATGGTAAAAGGACTCAATGCAGTTTTTTCATCATCATCAGCAGGAAAATCTTTAACAGAAATTGTTACTTGATTATTACCTGTTAATACTTTGAAGTTAGGTAAAAATCTTCTCATTGCTAAAAACACTTCACTTTGATTTGCTTGTAATGAAAAACTAAATGATTGAATAAAAGACTCTAAAGTAGTTGTACTTCCATCTGGATTAACTTGATCTGTGCCTGTTTCTTGTGCAAAATAAGTTGTACTACCTAAACCTGTTTGACCTACGACAACAGGAAAAGTTCCTGTACCTGTGCTATCATAAGCAGTTGCATAGGGTTGAGGATAAATAAGAGTATCCATCCAAGTTGTTCTATTAAAATTAGCATTTGTATTGGTAACCCAAGTTCCTAATGGTGGTTGTTTTGCTTCTCCGTAATTATAAGATACAGATCTATTATTAAATTCAGATCCTGCACTTGGGTACCACCAAATAACTTCTGTAAATAAATTATTTAATCCTGCACAGACTTGTTGACCTTTAGTTGTATCAACATCATCAAATACATAATCTTCTACACTACAAGGTAGTGAGTTTACTGTACCGTCAAATGCAAAAAAACCATTGTTAGACATCCAATAGGCAACACCATCGATCTCAACAGCTGCATTTTTACCTATCAATCCACAGTTAGTACCCACTTGTTCAAATCCAAATGTAAATGGAGCTCCAACAAATTTCATTGTATACAATGCATTGTTAGTCCATATTAAAATATTTTCTTTAGCGATCAACGATCCAACAATTTTAGTTCCGTCTTGTAATCTTTGTGTACCTGCAGAGTTAGTAGCAAGTGTAGTAAATTGATTTAGTTGTTCTCCTGTCGAGAATCTAATAAACATATCATCTTGTGTTGTAGGATCTCCTATAGTTGTTTCAGTACCTAAATGAATTAAGTGTCTAGTGGTAGGAGATACTAATGTTAATCTTGATGCTGTAGGATTACCTACGGCTTCATTAGGTTGTCCACCTAAAGTATTAGCAGATGTTAGTGTTCCTAAAGCAGTCCAATATTCTGAATTTTCTACTGTACTTGATCCTGAAGATAAAGTAGTTCTAGATGCTCTTACACTTAATCTAGAAGATGCAGATGCATCCCAAGTATAAGTTTTACCATTTGCAATAGTTGCAATTAGTACATCTCCCCAGTTTGTTAAAGACCAAAGACCTGGTTCTAATTGTACAGTTGAAGCATTTACTGCTGAACCCCAACCATTAAAGTTAGTAGCATTGGTAACTGTTTCACCATCACTGTGAGCTTGACCATTAGAAGTTCCGGTTGTGGCTGTTCCTAATGCACCTCTAGTTATACCAGTTAATTCATTACCAGCTATATTTGTATAAGTTATTAATTCATTTTCTATAGCTATTGTACCAGCTGTTGGAAATCCTGTTGTAGACGTTAATCTAATTTGTGTAGCAGAACCATTATTACCCGCTGTATCCGCGGCCAGCGCTCCATCTAAATCGTTTGTTAAAACACCCGTTACAGTTCCACCATATAATCCAGCACCGTATCCATAACCATAGGATTGTGCACTTGGACCAATACTTGCAAAAGGTTTAACTGTGCAAGAACTTCCTGAAGTTAAATCAGCACCACCACCATTGGCTTCTGCAGATGGAGATGTAATTGTAAATGTAGTTGATGAAGGGACTGTTATAACTTGACAAATTTTATCTTCAAAATTTGATGCTGAAATACTAGAACCTGTTGGCATAGTCACTGCATCTAATTCAACCATGTCACCAGCAATTAATCCATGATCACTAGTCGTTGTAATTGTAATTGATGTTCCTCTAGTTGTGCTAGTAGTAAGCGTAGAACTAGTAAAGGTAGTTAAAGTTCCTGCATTGTTATCTACAAAAGGAGTAATATCAAAAAGTTGTCCTTCAAAATATATAAGTAAAAATTTATCTGTACCAATAGCCACATATCTATTTCCTTCTTTGTCTACAAAAGAATGTTGTGCTCTTGCTACACCTTGCATTGTATCGGTAAGTAAAGAAGACCACCCACCTATTTTTTCTGGTAGTCCATATCTAAATCTAGCTAAATCTGAATCAACCCAACGACCTGCAGCGCCGACACTAGTATCTTGTTTGTCTATTCCGGGAGCAAACTTTATTTCAGTGAGCATCTAGTTGCTCCTATGTATTCGTTGATTGTTTTTGCCAGCCTTTAGTTGCATTTGTGTAAACTAAAGTTACTGCTTGGTTATCTGTGGATAAAGTAAGATTAGAA